GTCAACATCTGAATGTAATCTCCTACCAGCAGTTATTGCAACTGGAATACCGAATCCGTAGCCAGGAAATAATTCACCATTGATTGCCGCAGTTACACCGGCACTTATACCCTGTACTGCAACACTACCGTTATACATTCTTCCTCGAATTGCAACATCACCTGTAATGGAAAGTGGAATTCCACCAGATATTCCCTGTACTGCACCCGAAATGCCTACTGGGTCTACACCATTAGTTGAACCAGCAACGGCAATATAATGCAATGCACCAGATGTCCCCGAACCATCTTGGCCATAGTTTCTAATCGCAAACGAACCACTAGTTGATCCGGAAATATTACCAGCAATTGTTACTGGTCCAGTTTGTCCTGCCCATTGGATTGGCAGAGCATTTCCTAGTGTTACTCTCTTATTGTCGTTATAGTCACCCCATACCATTTTAGTAAGGGAAACATGAGAATTGGTTAAGCCGACTTCAGAACCCTTCGCGAAGTCGGTTGCCATAGTTGCACCATCGCTCCCGATGACAATAAATAGGTTTGAGTCTGAATCTGGCATAAATTATCCTTTAAATATCAAAAATTTAGTTGATTTAATTTTTCTTTGTGGTATATTATATATAGAAAAATATAAGACCGTGACGGCATCAAGTATAGGAGAACTACAATAAATGCTATTTGACAAAAATGTTCAGAATGATTTCATAAAAAATATAGAAAATTATGTATTGAAGAATGGAGGGACATATATTGATGCCATATTAACGATGTGTGAACTATTTGAAATAGAACCTCAAATAGCCGCTAAGTTTCTGACCAAACCTATTATAGAGAAAGTGGCGGTAGAGGGTATTGATATTAACCTTCTAAAAGAAAATACTGCAAAACTTCCAATTTAATTCTTGACTATTGGGGATTTTATAGTATTATATACATATAGTAATCGTGGTTGGGTAGTTCCCGACCGAGTTTAGAACACGGTAGTTCCGTGAGTAGCAAAAAAGGAGACATATTATGTCATTTGCAGATTTTAAGAAGCGTTCTCAGTCAAGTATTAATGAATTGACTAAGAAGATTGAAGAAACAAACAAGAAAGAATCATACACCGATGACCGTTTCTGGCGTCCAGAGTTGGACAAATCCAGTAACGGTTTTGCTGTTATTAGATTCTTACCCGCACCAGACGGTGAAGACTTGCCATGGGCAAAGTATTATTCACACGGGTTTCAAGGTAAGGGTGGATGGTTTATTGAAAATTGTCCTACCACTCTTGGCCAAAAGTGTCCTGTATGTGAAGCAAACAGTGAACTTTGGAATAGTGGAATTGAAAAGGATAAGGATATTGCACGAAATCGCAAGAGGCGATTGCACTACACTTCAAACATTATGATTATAAGTGACCCCGCAAATCCTCAAAACGAAGGTAAGGTATTCCTTTACAAATATGGTAAGAAGATTTTTGATAAAATCAACGAAGCAATGAATCCAGAATTTGCAGATGAAGAAGCAATCAACCCATTTGATTTTTGGGGTGGTGCAAACTTCAAGTTGAAAGTTCGTAAGGTTGCAGGTTTTATTAACTACGACAAGAGTGAATTTGAATCGACTTCGGCACTCTTGGATGGTAATGATGCGAATTTAGAAGTGCTTTGGAAAACCCAATATGCACTTACTGAGTTTACTGATGCCGCAAACTTCAAGTCATATACCGAATTGAAAACAAAACGAGATGCTGTTCTTGGTGCTGATATTCGTCAGACAACTCCAGATAATACTTCTACTGCTGAAACAGTTAGTGAATCTGGTGGTGCAGAGGCCGCAGAAAAAGCATTTGGTGATAGTAGTACGGAAGAAGATACAGACGCACTCTCATATTTTGAAAAGTTAGCGAACGAGTAAACTGATTTTTATCTTCTATTGAAAAAGGAGTCCTTCGGGACTCCTTTTTTTTAACCCTGTTTCCACATCCAAGGCGGATATTGGTTATATGAACGAATTTCGTTAATTATAACACTGCTGGTTTGAGCCGGCGGTGGCGGCGGTGTTTTTGTGTATGCTGGAGTCATTCCTCTTCCGTCCCCGGTTGTGTCGTGGATTTGGCCAGCTGGTGGTGCTTTTTTCGGGCGAGACACCTCGCCTATGCCAACTACACCTGCAATCATATCCATCAAATCACTTATAGGACCGCCCGAATCCGAAATCGGTTCTACAGATTCCTGAGTATCAGATTCTACACCGAGCCAACTGGCCATCGTTGTCAATATCGGAGTCGCAGTCTGAACAAGGTCCCCAGTGCGTTCTTCTTCATTGGTGAAATCCGCCTGAGTGTCGGTTTGTATTTCTTCTTTGATGGGCCCGGAGCTGGGCTCAGACATACCATAAGCAGACTCTATACTTGCTAATATACTTTGAGTTGTGGCATCTATAGAAGATAATGTTTCAGCTGAAGATATGATTCCTTCATCTTCTTCTGCAACGGCCGTGGCCTCGTTCTCCATCATTTCATCGGGGGACATGTCTTCTTCGCCACCACCAAAAAGGCCTGTAATACCACCCCAGATACTACTGCCAAAATCTTTTAAACCCTCCCAAGCACCAGACACCATATCTCCAATACCACTAAAAAATCCTCCGCCTTCTTCGTCACCCAAAGATTTTTTAAGTTCTTCCCAATTAAATCCTGGACCTTCATCAGGGGTTGCAAGAGTTTCACTAATACTACCCAATTCACCAGTCATTTCACTTGCATCCACAGTAAGGTCTGCAAACGAACCACCACTTGATGCACCACCACCCAACATATTAGTCATCCCCTCAGATGATTCTGTCAATGTTTCTACATTAGGGAGAAACTGACCCTCTTTATTGTTATTTGCTTCTGCTGGTTTGACAGTTTCTTCATTATTAAAGATATTGGTAGTTGAGTTTGTTGTTACTTCGTCTGATAAACTTTCGGGTAATGCTGATGTTCCTTCGGCCGATAAACTTTCAGGTACAGTGTCAGCATCTTCAGCCATTCCAGAAAATAGATTATCTTGTGTTTTTTGTGTTTTTTGTGTTTTTTGTTGGTCTTTTTGTTGGTCTTTTTGTTGTTCTTTAGCGTCTAATTTTTCATTATCGGTTTTATTGTCGTCAGTTTTTCCTAAATCTTTAGAATCAATTACCAATTTATCAATGTTTGCAGTATCTATTTCTAGAGTATCAATCTCTAAATTGTCGATAGTCATTGTATCATAATTTGTATCTTCTTCGTCATCACCAAACAGAAAATCTCCTACTGCACCAAGGCCTTTTTCTGCTAGTCCACCAACACCTTTTCCGACACCAGATGCGCCCGCACCTATGCCTTCACCAAGTCCACTATAAGCACTACCAATACCTTTACCAACACCACTGGCAGCACTACCAATACCTTTACCTACGCCTGCAATACCTGCACCCAAACCCGGTATAAGGCCTGGAATCATCATTGCTCCCATCAGTGCAAGTGGTAGTGGCATTTTATTTCATTTCTCTATTTTCGTTTTGCATTTCTTTCTTCTATTTTCTTATTCTCTTCTTTGATGTATGTTAGGAGTTGAGTCACATAAATTTCTTTTTCCCAAGGTATCATCATTTCTATTTCTGTTAAACTGTATTTGTGGTGTTGCATTAATTGAAAGTTGAGTTTATAGTAACCGAACAGGCTCATGTGACTGAGCCCTACTTGAAAAAAGAGAGTAGTCCTTGTAATTTAAATGTTCGATTTTCTCCATCTTTTGTTTTATATTTTACTTCATATTCTAGTTTTGGAGAAGTTGTGTAGAATTTTATTATTTTTTCATATTGTTCTTTTGTAAGATTGCCTACAAATTCTCCCATTTCCGCGGCCGAGATTATATCACCATCAACGGTTTCTTCTTTTGTTTCTATTGTATCGATTGTATTGACGATTAAATTGTAAAGTGGAACTTGATTCTCTTTTTTATTTTGTCTATTTAAATTTTCCATAACATCAATGCTAGGGTATTTCATGTATATTATCAAATCGTCTGATATTTTAATTTTGTTTGTATGGTTTTTTGTTCTTATAACTTCGATGTCGTTAATATTAATTTTTGTTTGTATGGTTTCTTTTGTTTTTGGACAAGTGAATTTTGGAGTTACTGTTTCTCCGATAGATTTGGCACGAAGCTTTAAATACATGTATTCGATATCGAACATTGGTAAATTAATGATATCTTCGATTCCTTCTACACACGATTCAATTAATTCTTGAACTGCATGGATGACTTCCATTTCGTCTGAAGATTGTTTCGCTATCAACAGAATTTTTTCTTCCTTTACTAAAAATGGCCTGAATTTTTTAATTTCACCATTAGAAGGTAATGTCAATTCATATTTTGGGGTTGATGCTTTTAAAATGTCTAATATACTACTCATTATTTAAATTCCTTTTTGTTTGTAGTGTTTTATAATATTATGTGGTTTATGCATAATAATAGTATTTGTAATAATTAAAAGTTACTTGTAATTTAGCAACTTCGTTTTGCATTCCATATGAGAAGTTGGATGGAATAATTGATGATGGATATGCGCCAAATACTGCATATGTTCCCGTAACGGCAGTTGAGTCCGGGGTTGTAGTAAAGATGACCAAAGAGTGTTCGCGAATTTTTATCATATCAAGATTTGGTACATTGTTGAATCCAACAATACCATTCATCCAATTTTCAAAATAATTCCTTTCGGCATTATTTTGACTAAGGTTAAGAGTCATAACAATCTCATCATTGAATTGTTGTCTGTATGGAAATTGTTTATGTGTTCCATATATTGTATCAGTAAATACTTGAAAACTTCGCGATGGTAGAGTTATAGAATCGGGATACCATTCAACTGCACTACCCCCTGGCGGCGTTGTTTCCACTCTATACTTAGTGGGGGATTGAAATCCTCCAGAGTAAAATGCTTTGAAGTTGTCAATACTGTTGTTTGTTCCTATGGCCATAGATTTACCTTTGTATGTTCCTTATTATATTTATGGAAGAATATCGTCTTCTGTTAAAATAATAAACTTCCAACCTTTATTTTCGCAAAATTTCTTTGCAGAATTCCACTTTTCTTGATTTATCGTATATCGGACACATTCATTTATGTAATTTTTTGATTTTCTTTTTGGCTTCTTTGGTGGTTTAGTTTGTTTTTTGGGTTTTACTTCTATAATAGATACTTTTTCATTGCTTTTTATGATAAAATCTGGGTAATATCGATGCATTTTTTTGTCTGTTGTAGAATAATACGGAATTGCAATTTCTTCACTTCCCCATTGAGAAACACTTTTGTTTTCGTCAAGGTATTTGCATACTCTTCTTTCCCATAAAGATCTACATATGATATTAGATGCATCTCCCATATATTTATTTGCGTTTTTTATTTTATATTTTGTTTTATATGCCATATTTCTTAAAAAATTCAATATATGTATATTTTAAAGTATAAATAATATAGTAATTAATATAAGGAATTCAATAATGACAAATATAGCAGGATCAGAATAAATGGGAGCTGGAACAGACACATGGCCGATACCGGGTGACCAAGATCCGGAATGGGGATCTGCGGGAGGGTATCTTAATTTTTTTGCCCAGCAATTCCATCTAACTTCTGATGATAGGGCAGAATCTACAGAAGAAGGCAATGGATGGGCAGGTGCTGGTGGAATGATACACAATATTACCCTACCATATACCAATTGCACCACAACAGAGACCGCAACATGGGATAGTGGGAAAAATACAGTTGGTGCCACAGATGCAAATACTGGTTGGGCATGGTTTCGAGATATAGGATATGATATGAAAGAGTGGGTCGGTATGGCGGGTGTCTATAATCATGTAAACATGGAAGTAAGTAGTGCCGGATTTAAAGGTCCAGTTTTAAGACAAAGACATTATAGTTGGAATTTGATAAATAGAAGTGGTGGCCAGGATGAAGGCCGAGTAATCGCAGGAATTTGTAGAAAATTCCAAGCATCTGTATACCCTAAAATGGATCCGATGCGAACGGCCGATAATATTGTCCAACCACCACCAATGTGGACCACAACAGTATTTCCATCTGGAAATGATGGGCCGGGTGTAAACAATATTGGTACTAATCCAGTTAGTAGTCCTATGCAAGAGAGGTATAATCAAGGGGGGTATGAAGTGGATTCTGAAGGCCAGTTCTTCGGCGGCATGCAACACCCTGTTGCAACTCCGGGAAAATGGAGATGGTCTATGGACCCTTTCACTTCTGTTCTTTTAAATGTTAATATATCTCCTACTGAAGGCACAGAAGGTGCTATGACAATGACACAAGACGGGTGGCCATTAGTTACTACATTAAAGATTTCATTTTTAGAAGTTGATCAATGCATTGCAAAACAGAACTGGAGTAGTATAATTCCATATAGTTGGGCCCAAAATGATTCAGATTCTACCCAAGGGCAAGGGTGGGGTGATGATTATTCAACACTATAATCAGTTATAAATAATATATGTTTGAACATTATCCAAAAATTGATTATAAGTTTATAAATGAAGACGGGCAGATTACTAATTTAGAAATTGTTGATGTTTTTAGAAATGTTTCTATTAAAAAAGAAACATTAAAGAATTCTTCAAATTTTAGATACCATGTAGTAGGCGATGGTGACACTCCCGAACAAATTGCGGTTGATTTATATAATGATTCTTTTTTGTGGTGGGTAGTATTATTAACAAACGGAATAATTGATAAAAACCAAGAATGGCCTAAAGATACTAAAGAAATAAATAGAATATTTGATGAGTTCTTAGACGGTAGTGTTTATTTTATAGTAGAAAATCCGGCTATACAAAAAGATGATATTATGGTTAAACGAGATGTTGATAAGACTGGTTCAGTTGACATAGAAATCTTTGGTATTATTAACGAATATGATAAACATCTTCATAAAATTAAAATAAAGACTGATAGGTCTGAAGGAACATTTGAAGAGAATGATGAATTTTATCTTTTTCGCCGGGATGCGGCAAACAAGTGGGATACCGTTAGTGGAATGGGACTTACTGCATGTGCCAAGCAAACATTAGGATCTACCGCTGGATGCACTCCAGTTGGATATTTAGATTTCCCTTGTGGGACTGGACCCTACTGTGCAACTGCGGGTTCTACCTATGGAATTATTAGGAAAAAATCAACATTTAAAAGTGCAGTAAAACAATTTGAAGTTGATGGTGTTCCCATTGATCCATATGCTGTTCCAAATTCTATAGGCGGAGCAACGGGAAGTTATTATAGTGGTGCCGGGCAAAACATATGCGGTTTAACAAGTACAGTTTTATATAAGTATATTGAAGGTTCATTGCAAAGCAATCATCCAGCAATTAAAGTAATAGGGGAGGGTGCGGATATTATCAGAAAAAATGATGATAGACGAACTATTAAAGTTCTTACTCCAATTATAGTGCGAAAAATTGTAGGAGAGATAAAGGCAGTTATGAATTCTACTGTTCCTCCCGGAACCACAAAATATATAGAATTCGATTTCTAATGTATAAAGGAATTAATATATTATGAGTAGTTCAACATTAGCACACAATCGTGGATATAGTATTGATGTATCGAAAGTATACATACGAAAAATGAGTTCGGGTGAAAAATATCATATTGTAGATGATGGCGAGGAAACAGGCAATATGGGATCTTTGCTTTTGACCTTGCGTATTGATGAAAGTATATTAAGTTCGGTAATTACAGGAAATATTGTAATAAAAAATCCAGGAAAGGCCCTTGAAAAATTTAAAATTTCTGGTCAAGATGAAATAATTCACATCGAAATGAAAACACCACATCTTGAAGGTTCTGAGCAGGAATTAGAATTTTGTATAGTTTCGGTAAATGAATTTGGCCAAGGAGCAGATACCCTAGGCAAACTGGGCGGGGGCATTAAAGATAACAAAATGCAACTTCATTTTATGTCATGTGAACCAATGTATCTTGATATTTCTGATTGGAAAGGTGGGGAGGGTGAACTTTTTAATCAAGATATGTTTATGAAAATTGCATCAAAAGGTGTTAATTTGGGTGCGATTGGGGATTGGTTAAACTTGAATGTAGAAGGGGGATTAGTTAATGCTATTGCACCAAAATATTTTGAAGGGAAAAACGGATGGGTATGTGGTAAACAAAAAGAAGGTATGGATATAGAAAATACTCATAATGGAATATGGTTAAAAACAAATTCTCAATTATATCCTTGGGGCAAAGAAACAAATTCTATGACTCTTATGCAACTTATGAAAAATATGGCAGAAAATGCAATAGACGAAGATGAAACTTGGTGTAATTATGTTTTTTATCATGATTTTGATAAATGGCATTTTAAATCTATAAAGAATATGGTTGAGGAAAATAAAAATGACATCCCGCGGGGACAAGATGCAGGAGATATTCAAACCACTTCTAGGGCAGTATATGGCATAAAAGATGGAATAAGTTCAAAAGAAGAATCCGATACAGGTGACCCAAAAATAATGACTAGCAGGAGTATTATTGCTTCACCAAATCATTTAAAATTGTGGAAAGATGGGGTATATGCTTCATATTATTATCATGTGGAGCCAGATTATTCAGATCCATATAATTATTATATGGATACTGCGACCGTGCATAAAAATAAATTTGTAACTTATGAATATCATAGAGATTGGGAAGAAAAATCGTGGAATACTTTTACGGTAGAAAAATTTAAATTTCTACCCGAAGATATTAAGACGGTAATTGATTCAGAGAAACCAAATAAAAATTTAAAATTTAGAAACATACCAGAGGTATATGGATATTTTGAAAATGCATATAATAGCAAAAACCCACACAATAAATATGATTTTCTTTCCAGTAGGCAGGGGAACGGGTCTCTTGGCAAACGAAATGATGTTGTGTGGCAATCAATGTCTGATCAAACAAATTTAAAATTGGAAACTATCCAAACAATTCAACAAGATATTATTGGTCCAACAAGAGAAAATTATTTGGAATATATTTTTAAAAAGAATCTTAAAGAAAAGTGGAATATATATCGACATACAATATGCTGTGATAAGATTGATGAAAAACGACAATTCCTAGCAGTTATTGATGATGCAAAATTAATACAAGAAAATGGTAAGGGTGGCATATATGAATATTCGTGGAGAGAAGTGGAAATGTGGCCTAAACAATATATTAATTATATTAATGAGGATGAAGAAGAAGAAGAAGTTCAAGCAGAAATTGTATCTCATCCAGATGCACCCATAACCATTGCTGTTGTTCCAGAGTCTAGAGGTGGATTAAAGGGTGTTATGAGTGATGAAGAAAATAATATAACAGGTAAAGATGGTGCATATAATATTAATGAATTGTTAAATCATCAAGTAGGGGATGATGTATATACTGGTCCTGGTATCAATGCGGCCGAGATTGAAGAATCATACCCAGATGGAAATGATTATCCAGACGGGCATCAAATGATGCCAGTAGGGGGGTATTGGAAAATTGGAGATGATCCCTGTCTAATGCGTGAAGAAGGTGAAATGTGTGGCCAATTTTGGAAACATATTGTAGAGATGAATGTTATACCGGCAGATATGCTAGAAACAATTTCTCCTATTAAACCTGATCCCGAAGAAGATATGGTGGATATTGAAATTCCAGATAGAATATATTTCTTTGATGTTCAAAATGCACACGATGGATTATGTAGTTGTCCAAACTAAGATAAATAGTATATAATGTATAGCGGTAAATCATGTTGTTGTGACTGTGGGGATAAATTCTGTAAAGGAACTGAATATTTCTATGATGATACCAGTATAGGTTGCCCTATTTGCGCGGTCGGAATAAGTTCAATGGCCGGTGGTACTTTCGCTTGGCCGGGTGCAGAACCAAAACATAAAATGCCTAATTCCGATCCGTGGGATGGAGATGATCTTTTTATAGGAGAACCCTGTTGGTCGTCTGATGTGTGTGAGGATTATCATGAATGCGTTGATGATATGTTCCCCCCACATTATTATCAACTTCTTTCTCCTATGGGACCTCTTCCTTGGACTCCCCAAGCATTTGAAGATTGGATAGACAATTATCACGGTCCATTAGTTCCAAAGGGCGATTGTACAATGCACTGTACAGAAGAAAATATTGGATGTCATAAAATTGCATTTGTTGGTGCATTAGGTTATCAAGATAATATTGATGGTATGGCCCACTTAACCATACCACCTTATCCTAGTAGTACTGAAAATGTTTATGATAATTGCGAAAATTGGAAATGGATAAGAAATTGGGTTGTTGATGGTGGAAAATTAGTAATCATGATTGATCCAACTTATGGAAGTTGGACCAATTCGTGGTGTCTTGATCAAGACACTGGAAAGGATTTGGGATGTTGGTTAGACTGTATAGACCACCCCGAAGATTGTTTATGTGATTGCGATTGGCCTTCTTCAGACGAAGTTGTTACTGATGTTGTTGAAGAAGATTTTAGGCGGTTTGCTCATTTCTGTGCAACATCAGAGGAAGAATGGCAGGCAGGATGTAATGCACACGATGAGCAAGGATGCATCGGGGTGCCTATAGGAGATGGTCTCTTTAATATTGTTCCTGAAACTGAATTTTATTATTCAGAAATAGTACATTATCAGGATGGTGACGGGAATATTCATGATGACTATATGAATCTTCCTGAAGGTATAACCCTCGACAAGTATATTCCGTGTTGTCAACAAACAATTAAGCCGTTTGTTAAAGACGGTGAAGATAGTGGGGGCAATTCAACCGGCGTTGTTCCACTTTCCTTTAGAACTAATGAGGCTGCACCACTTTATCCTGTCAACGAAGGTGTCGGAATAGTGGGATCGTGTGGTAAATCGGGCCAGGATCCTAACCCATGGTCAAACGCATGCACGGTTGTATATAAACAACACGGTAAAGGTGCAGTTGTTGTTATTTATGATTACACGGTGTGGGGCACTTATCAAATGAACTCGAATGTTTTCCCACCGAGAGATAATTTTGTTAATGGACTTACTGAAGAAGAAAATAAACTAATGGCGTGCAACAACGATTTCTGGACATTTTTGTGTCAAGATTTTTTGCAAGAAGAAGGATATTCGCCTTCTAGTTGTTCAGAGCCTATCTTTTGGGACAATAAAGGTCCAGATTATGAGGGAAATGAATGTCTACCAAAAGCCGCATGCTGTAAACCAGACGGAACATGTGCTGATTTGAATGTGTGGGAGTGTGGGGCAATACCGCTGTCA